CGTCACAGCCGCCGACTTTTCGCCTAGCCATAACTGCGCCTCGCCGTCTTCCACCATGCGCTCCACGTCCTCAATGTCGTGGGTTACCTGATAAGACAGGGCGCGCTTGATGTGATCCTGCCACTTCATGGAATAGCCGTCACAGTCAGAACACCAGCGACCAGGCTAACACGCATCGGCTTGCCGTCGTCGTTCAGGAGAGTAATGTAGGCGGAAGCCTCATCTTTCTTCACCACCGAAAGGTCGTTCTGACGAAGCTGAGTGCGAAACTGAGCTTCGTTGTTCGCGTCATAGACGGGCAACGGTTGAATGGGCGCAAGGCTCATCGCTTCCCTCCTGGCTGAACTTCAAACCGGAAATCACCGACCCGAAAATCTATGTTCGGGTCTCCGACATATTCGATTTCCATCTGACGCGCCGTGATCCTTAGATCAGCCGGTGACGTGGCGTCATACGGACCATACTTCGTTTGCGGGCCATTCGGCCATTGACGTGCGTAGAAGTTCACCTCGACCGATCCGGCGTTTCGTTCGTCGGGGATGAACCGCTTCAGCATGATGACATTATCGCCAGAGCCGATCTCAAGCGGCCCCGTTCTGAACATGGGGCGGCGGTCATCTCTTGAATTGGCGACCTCGTGGTCAAACACAATCCCCGCTGCACTGACCATGATCGGATATTGCAGGACGCCGTTAGACCCCGTTCCGCAGGTTCTATCGAGCGTTCCATAATACCAGATTCCCTCCATGTAGTTGAAGGCGACGTAACTATCGACCTCAAGGGAGTCGGAAGACGGATAGAGCCACCAAACTTCATTGAAGTCTGGGTTCAGGACGGCGCATACCTTGGAAATCTGAGAGTCATTGATGTTGGAGAACACATAGTCCTGAACGTCGCAGGATAGAGGCGTCACGTAGCCGTTGTATTGGAAGAAGCCGTTTCGGCCCATCCAGAAAGCCGCTGACTGCGTGACCGCGCAGGATTGGCGCGACACTGCACCGCAACCCGAACCAACCCTGGCGAACGTGTAGACGAACGGAGGTCCGACATAGGACGCTCTGAACGCGCCTTCGTCCGTCAGGACAAGAACACCGTCAGAGACGCGCTTTCCGAGCATGATCCGACCCTGGGTCTGCAAAAGCTGATCTCGGCTCTGGTTCGTCGCAGTGGGCGTCCAGTCCGTATTGTTTTGAAGCCCGGACCACTTGATGTAGCGAGGGTTTAGACCTCCACCATCATTAGCCCCCAACGCCATGAGGATGCCCTCCTGCGTCGTCACGAGCGCATAGGCATTGGGAGCGTTCGTAATCTGCTTGGCCACGACTAGAGGGCCTAAGGCCCACTCATACAGCTTGTTGTCGCTGTCCATGACTGCGACAAGATTCTTTCCGAAGGTGTCCAGGGACCAAGACGAGGCTGGTATGACGTTTGTGTCGTCAGGTCTCGGTGTTCCATATGTTCCGGTTCCATACAACGATGTTCCATACCCTCCGCCAGATTGAGCATTTTCTTGCCCCGGAACGAAGCCAACAGGAGTAATATCATGCAAATCTCCAGATCGGGTCATGGTGAACAGGCCGGTATGTGTTCCGATTCCGATCCACGCTTGACCTGAGTTATCGCCCCAAGTCAGCGCAGCGCGCGGAATACCAGAAACAGCGGCACTGGACCGTGATCGCCATCCGCCGATTGGCTGAGACACGCCCTGATACCACCGCACAAGGTTGCCCGTGCGATATCGCCCCTTTGAGCTATAGGATGTCCCAAGGGAATAAAATCCAGGCGCAGGCGTGACGGAGATATACGGCATCAGAACCGCTCCAGCGTCACCGGAACGACGGGTGATTGATAGACAACGCCGTTGACCGTCACGTTGCAGGCGAATTCAGCGGTTCGTAGTTCAGGTCCAATAAATCCCGCTCCGACAAATTGAGTCGTCAGGCTTGTCGGATTTGTGGCGGAAATACTGCCTCCCGACAGCTTGACCCATTGAATATCCGTTGGCGTTCCGCCCTCTACAGAAACTGTAACAGAGTCGCTGGTGACGACGTTCGTCCCGATTCCGCTGGCTTCCGGCGGGGAAACCGTAATCGCAACCCCCTGAGCCGCGCTCAAAAACGCCAAGACTGCCCCTGTCACGATGCACCGACGCCCGTAAGCACCCACACATTCGAATCCTCATGAACAAGTCCGCCCATGCCCTGGGGAGCTAGGGCGCAGTTCTTGTTCACGTCCGATCCGGCAATGCGAAGCTGGACTCCTGATCCGCGCTCGATGGTTAACACTCCGGTCGAAAAGTTTCGAAGAGGAATTACGGTATCTACCGGGAATCCAACCGTCCCAACGGGAGGAATCGTCAGCACGAGAGCAGAAGCGCCAGTCGCGCGCTGCATCTTTCCTGCATCTGTCAGAGCCAGAGTCTTGTTGGCAGAGAAGTTGACTACCGGAGCGCCTCGAAAGCCGACTGAAAAGGTCGAAGAAGGACCTACATCCGCCAAGACCTGATCGCCGGTCATTGTCCCGCCCGCCTTGGGAAGCGCCGCGTTCGCCTTTGCTTCGTTGGCATTGGCAAGCGTCGCCAGAGCGTTGATGTCGGTGTAGGTCTCACCGACACGGCTATTAAGGGTGCTGCCCCATGTGTCAGCAGAGCCGCCAACAGTCGGAACCGTGCTTTGGATCGTGGGCGTAACAGGCATCAAAGCCCCCCGGTGCGAATGTTAAAGCTGTGATTGCCGCCCATCATTGCGGACTCGTCAGCGCGAACGCGCGTGTTCGTCTGGACGCGAGGATTGTCCGCATTTGCGGCGTCAATGGCGGAATAGAAAGGCGAAGCCCAATCCCAATCGCTGTCGATCAACCACGCCTTGCCCCACTTCAGCGCGCCGCACAGATAAATGTCGGGATGGCGCTTCAGCAGCCAGTTACAGGCGCAAGTCGTAGACAGAGGCTCAAACGGATCGACAAAGACAATCTCGCCCTGAGCGACCCCGCTAGGCGTGAAATAGATACGTTCGTTCTGAATCGTGTAGAAGCGCGGGGTTCCAACCGTCTCGGGACGAATGGCCGAAAACTGTTCCGGCGACACATAGTCCAAATCCTGCCATCCGGTTCCGCTCGTCTCGTTCAGACGCACGGCCTTGATGGCCCCAGCACCGCACGGAATGGAGGTCGTCTCGCCATTCAGGGAGAAGGCCTTGCGGTCATTGGTCTGAGCCGTGCGCAACAGGCGGCGAATCTCGGACTCAGCCAAGGTAATGAATGTCGGGATTTTCGCGACTACATCAGCGCGGTCCCACATGAACGATTTGATTTCGTCCTGAAGCTGGGCGTAGTTGTTAAACGGCATCGTCGCGCACCTTCGGCGGGCGTCCACGACGCGGCTTGATGACTGTGGTTTCTTCTGTGGCTACGGGGTCGAATTCAATGGGACGCGCTACTGGCAGCGAACCACCCGCCCGACCATTGCCGTCAAGGTCTAGGGCCTTCGGATCAGCGCCGTTGAACTTATCAGGCGCATCATACCAATCGTTCGGAATGATCTCTCCAGCACGGAACAGACGCATCTCAGCGCCTTTCCACATCCAAGCATCGAAGTCGTTCTTCATTTCGGCTCCATAAGATGAAGGGGGCCTAAGCCCCCAACACCCTAGCACATCAAGTCAGTCGGGTCAGGCCCAACCGAGCAAGCTCAGCGACGATCTGAGCGGTAGTGGCACCCGTCGCCAGCACATTCTGAGCAACAGGAACAGCACCGTAGAAGCTGATCTTGTCGTCAGGGGCTTGGCCCATCGAAGTCCCGTCAGGGCCTTTGTCAGACAGTTGGTGGATAGACATCTTCATTCACTCCTTAGACTTGGGGACGCGACAGAGCCTTGACGGCCCAGTCTTCATACAGAACGGCGTAACCCGGCAGAATATCCAGACGAGTGACCCATTCATCGTTGATGATGTCCCAATCGCGCACGAGGCGCATCGACACACCGTCCATCGTCTCACGGGCCTTCCAGTCAACACCGTTCGGCATTTCCAGATCAACCGTAACCAGGGTGAAGGCGTCCTTCTGGAAGAACAGGCCTTGGTCGTAGTTGTTGGAGGCAGTCGAGAGGATGTTGATCGGAGCGTTGTCAGCCGGTGCGGCGGTGACGTTCTGCTTAGCGCCCGACGTGACAATCGCCGGAGCGATGGTCAGTTGAGTGGCGTTCGTTGCATTGGTCGCCAGCACGGTGAACTGACGCAGCTTGCCGTTAGAGGCCTTGGTCTCGGGGTTGACCTCAAACACGCCCGCC